ACGCAGGTCAACAGATTGAAATATTGCCTCAACTGCTGGGTTCAATGCCTTTTGCATACCTTTTCTTATTACACCTTCTAAATCTCCTGCACCTACAAGACTTGTAATACCTGCACCTATTTGAAGACCAATTGTGTCTATAAATGCGTCTTTGATTGTGTTAAATGTACCTGTATCAGAAAAGTTTTGTAACATACTATCAATACTTGTACTATCTGCTAACTGAGCACCTAATACACCTGCAAGACCTGTCTCGCTGTTCTTATAATTTGCGCCATACTTTTGTTTGATGTTTGGTGGCATGTATAGAGATATAACATCACTTGTACGCTTTAGTCTACCACTTCTTTTTAATGCGCCACTTAAACTCTTTTCATCACCTCGTTTTGCCAACTTCTCATTACCTTTGTAAGGATAAGCAGTAGAAGCTGATGATGATATACCCTCAGCTTTCTTATGATTTTTAATAACTGTTTTTTGTTGACCTCTTTGACCAGCAGCCTGACTTACATTTGATACTGTCTTTGTTTGTTGTGGTCCTGAATATCTACTGTTAGATACTTCGTAAATATAAAACATTAGATAGTGACCAAATTCGTTTGTACCTAGGTCATCAGGATATTGTATTGTACCTAGTGAGTATTTGTTTCGTTCAGTATTTAGATGTGCTGTTGATGTATTACTTCGTGTCTTTCTGGATAGGTCTACACCTGCAGCTGCTGATGCTTGACTTGAACCACCTAATATACCGCCAAATAATTGACTTCTTAATCTTTGTGCAATGCTTGCCATATGACTATTTATGTGTTATAACGGTGGTATTGTTGACCAATGTTTTAAAACATCCTCAGTTATGATTTGAAATTTATAGTCTCTTTTCTTACAATATTGTTCACAGGCTTGCCATTTTGCTTGATTTATGATATACTGTTCAGTAGTATATCTCCAGTCTTTTGTCTTTCTCTTTGGCGTAGGTGGTAACTTCGTGTACTTTTTAGGCTTGATTTCTAGCACGGATTGTGTTATAATACCTTCTTTGTTCTTATATTTCAACCATATGTCTGGGAAATATCTGTGTATCTTATTATCAAACGGACTACGATATGGTATAAAAAACTCCTCACTTGACCATTGTATAACAGCAGGTGAGAGGTCGCAATATTTGAACACTATCTTTTCCCAACTACTTCTAAATATAATGTTTGTAGGGTCACCTTTATACTTACTTTTATTGATTGGTCTGTACTTATTAGATACTGCCATCTTATGTTGGTACTTGCCTATTTTCTTCTTAGCCATTCCATTATTTAGACATAAATAGTAACATGGCAAGTGTTTTTGATACAATTAGACAGGCAGCAGGCGATAGAGACTTATCTATCAATTGGTATAAGAAGAAGGTCGCTGAATTATCTAACAAGATAACAGCAGCTAGACTTATGCGTTCAGGTCGTTTATACAATACACCTAAAACTGGTGCTTTAAATTTCTTTCGTTATGACCCAAAGTTAAAAGGTGTATTACCATACTATGATATATTCCCATTAGTCTTGCCTATACAATCTGCACCAGGAGGGTTTCTTGGTGTAAATTTTCATTATTTACCTGTGCCTTTACGCATGAAATTATTTGAGACACTTGACAAGAAAGATTTTACAGGTAGTTATAAGGCATTAAAAAATATAAAAGAAATTAAACCAACTATAAAACATTATTTGCGTTCACAATTAAAATCTGGATTTCTTCGTTTAGATGAGGATGATTTTGCACCTGCAATATTCATGCCAGTTCAATCATTTAAGAAAGCAAGTGTAGGTAAGGTATGGTCAGATAGTAGGAGAATGATTTAATGGCAATTTTTAGACAAGGTAAAAGAGTAGGACCTTTTGATATAAGGTTAGGACTTCCAAGAGGTAGAGAATATGATAATATTCCTGGTGATCCTAGAGTAAAACAAAAGGCAAACCCTGAAACAACAGTAAATCGTTTTAGAGGCGCATTATCAACTGGTGAGGGTGTTGCTCGTGGTACTCGTTTTCTTGTCAACATTACATTACCATCTAAACTAGTCGCTGATAGTAGATTTGGTGGTAATTTAGAAGCTGCTAACTCACAAACTGCTAACAATAACAATGTAGATATGGCACAGCAAGTCGCCTTGATGTGTACTAATATCACTATGCCAGCAAGAACATTTAATACAAGTCCATATCGTATTGCTGGTGCAAGTTATAAATACCCTACAAGTGTTCAATATAGTGATATAACTGCAACATTTATAGGTGATAAATTTTTAAGATTACGAAGCTTCTTTGAAAATTGGCAATCAATGATATATGATAATCAAACTGGTATGTTTAACTTTTATAAAGAGTACACAGCACCAGTAGATGTATTTCAATTAGGGTCATTTCAAACAGCAGAGGATAGAGACAGAGCAACATATGGTATCAGAATGAGAGAAGCATTCCCATCAGTAATAGGTGAGGTGCAATACGATAGTGGTACACAAAATAGTTATGTTGCAATAACAGTAACCTTCTCATATAGAGATTGGTTAAATTTTGACCTAGATATAGACAGTACCGGTAAGGTAGGTGGTCTATCATCTGGTGAAATTAAACCTGGTGGTGGATTCTTATCTGGATTACCACCTGAATTAAGACGAACAGGCCGTGATGTATTGAATGGATTGAAACGGTCTATTCCAATTGGTAAAGTATTTGGTGGTAAAATATTCCCACCACTTACATTTTAAATTATAAAGGAGATTAGATTATGGCTTTGCCACTACTAAACACACAAACATTTGAGCTTAACATACCAAGCACAGATGAAAAAATAAAATTCAGACCCTTTCTTGTGAAGGAGGAAAAAATTCTTCTACAAGCACAAGAAGGTACTGATACGGAGATGATTGACGCTTTAATGACTATTATTAGTAACTGTACATTTGGGAAAATAAATCCAGAACAACATCCATCATTTGATATGGAGTACATATTTCTAAAAATAAGAAGTAAAGCAGTAGGTGAAAAAGTATCGTTAAACTTAACATGTCCTGATGATAATGAAACTAAAGTAAAAAGTACGGTAGACTTATCAAAGGTTGAGGTTGAGGTTGAAGACGGACACACAAACAAAATAGAATTAACAGATAATGTTAGTGTAGTTATGAGATATCCAACAGTAAAAACATTTGCTGGAAGAGATTTAAAGAAACTATCACCTGTTGATACTATTGCTATGACTGGACAATGTATTCATCAAATTATTGATGGCGTTGAAACATATGAAGCAAATGACTTGTCAGAAAAAGAGATATCTGATTTTTTAGAAAACTTAACACAAACACAGTTTGCTAAAATACAAGGCTTCTTTGCAACAATGCCTAGATTAAAGCATGTCGTAAATGTAACTAACCCTAAAACTAAAAAGAAGGGTAAAGTAACATTAGAAGGTATGCAAAGTTTTTTTTAATATGCCTCTCTCATATTAATTTAGAACAATTTTATGAATTGAATTTTAAAATGATACAGTTACACCATTGGTCGTTAACTGAAATTGAAAATATGTTACCATATGAGCGTGAAGTTTACCTTGCTTTATTGAATGAACATATAAAGGAAGAAAATAAAAAATATAGAGAGGCACAAAGGAAGAGATAACAACATGGCTGAAGAAACAGTTACACAAAAGACAACACACCCAGCAGATACAAATGCTGATGGTGTGGTAAGTCCAGAAGAGCACAAAATGTATTTAGAGTTCAAGCGAAAAGAGTTAGAAGACGCTGACGCAATGAGAGACGCACAAAGAACAATGGCATGGTATTCATTATATGGAATGTTGATGTACCCTGTAGCAGTAATTTTAGCAAATCTTGCTGGATTAGAACAAGGCGCAAAAATACTAGGTGATATGGCAGGTGTATATTTTATCGCTGTTGCAGGTATCGTTGCTGCCTTCTTTGGTGCTCAAGCATTAGGTAAAAAGAAATAATAAGTTATGGCTGATTTTAAAGATTTAATAATTAGACTACAGGAAAATAAAGCAGATAACCGTGAGGTTATTGAAACGCAAACTAGAGACCTGTCTTCTACTGTTGTTGAAACCGCAAAGACACAAAATAGGTCTTTTGGTCAGTCTCTGGCATTACAATTCAAAAGAAATAATGAAGGTCTATCTGGCATAAAGGATTCATTTACTAATAACTTCCAGGAGATGATATCGTCTGCTGAAGAACAAGCAAATGCCGCTGCTGATAGACAACAAACACTCGCTGATGAAGCAGAAAGAAAATCACTACTTGCAGGTAGAGATGGTGATGGTGGTGATGGCGGCGAAGCAGATGGTGTTGGTAAAGAGACTAAAAAAGGTCTAGCAGGCATACTTGGTAAATTAGGTATGGGTGCCGGTGCCGCTATGTTAGGTGGTGGTGCATTACTCGCTGGTGCAGGTATACTTGCCGGTGGTGCAGGATTCTTACTCAAAGAATTAAATGATATGGACGGTAAGGCAATCCGTGCCAATGTAAAAGAATTAATGGGCATATCTGATGATATGGGAGGAAAAGTAGAGTTCTTCCTTGAAGGTGGTTCATTCATGTTGGCAATGACTGGGATTGGTCTTGGTTTAGCCGCATTTAGTATAGGTTCAGGTGTCGCAGCTGCTGTAGACCATTTCTCTAAAGATAGTGATTTTGCTAAAAACATTCGTGCTAATGTAAAAGAATTATTATCAATCAATGATGACCATGGTGGTGCATTAACATTCTTACTTGAAGGTGGTGCGTTTGGTCTTGCAATGACTGGTATTGGTCTAGGTCTTGCTGCTGTAAGTACAGGTATTGCCGTATCAAAAGCATTTGATATGTTCAAGTCAGGTGAAAATCAATTTGCTGTTAACATAAGAAAAAATGTAAAAGAATTATTAGCAATCAATGAAGATGTAGGTGGCAATACTGCCTTTATCACAAAGGGTGGTGCTTTCTTCTTAGCAATGACAGGTCTTGGTGCCGGTTTAGCAGTATTTGGTGCAGGTAGTGCCGTTGCAACACTTGTAGATACTGGTGGTCTTTTTGCAAATCCAAATTGGGCAACATCAATTAGAGATAATGTTGTAACCTTATTAAGTATCAATGAAACAGTAGGTAAAGGTATGGCGGGTCTCATAGGAGAGTCCGCTACATTCTTACTTGCAATGACTGGTATTGGTGCAGGTCTTGCCGTTTTTGGTGCAGGTTCTGCTATTGCAACACTAACTGACGCTGGTGGTAATTTTGTAAATGCTGAATGGGCACAATCTATCGTAGATAATGTTACTACTTTATTAAGTATTGCTAGTTTAGAAGGTCTTGTAGATACTGCCTTATTTGTTGCTACAATGACTGGGATTGGTGCTGGCTTACTTGCATTTAGTGTTGGTAAGGGTGCTGCCGGTTTAGCAGAAGCAATAACACAATTCTCTGGCACAGATAACTTCGCACTAACAATCAAAAACAATGTAAAAGATTTATTAAGTATTACTGCTGATGAAAATATAAATGTTGCAAAAGCAACTGAATTATCAAGTGTATTAGGTATTATATCTGCTGGTCTTATTGCGTTCTCTGGTGCTAAATTTGTTGACGCTCTTGCAGGTGTAGGTGCTTCTATACTTAACTTCTTCTCTGGTAATGAAAGTCCAGTACAGGAGATGTTAGACTTAGCAGATAATGCTACTGAATTAACTACTGCTGCTAATGCATTAGACCAACTTGCTATATCATTAAACAGTATATCTGGTCTTAAATTTGATGGTAGTAAAATCAAAATGAAAGAATTTGCTAAAGATTTAGGTGAAAGTGTACCTCTTATTGAGGCTGCAATTATGGGTGGGTCTGTTGACTTATCTTGGTTCCCAACAGGTAATACAAAGTATTTAGGTCTTGCAAGTCCTGAAATTGATTTTGAAAGTGCTACTCAAAGGATAATGGAATTAAGACAAGCATTAGGTCAAGCAATGGTTGAGCAAACTACATTAAATGCTGAAAGTCAAAATAAAGCGCCTGTAGTAGTAAGTGATAGTTCAGTTAGTAATGCTGTAGTGAACAACAGCAGTAGTTCCTTTTCTGTTCAAAAAAGCACTACTGCTCCTGATTTAACTATGGACAATTTAGCCTACGACTTTTAGTCTAGGTGTTCTCATAAGGTTTGATAAGTTTTTTCTCGTCTGTTCTTTTATTCTTTTTTTTAAATTTTTCATTTTAGTTTCCCTTTTTAATGGCTTTAATATCATTAAAGCTGACCTAGATAGCGTCATGCAATCTCCGTTTCTAATTGTTTAGTCTTCCTGACTTATTCAGAAACTGGTTTGTAAATGGTAATCAATTCGTCTTTACCTTTTACTTTAATCTTATCTACTTCAACTGACTTGATGGTCTCTAATTGTTCCATAGTATAACTAGAATACAATGTCGGGGTAACTTTTCCATTTTCATCTTTATAGTTTCTTGTGGTTGCTTCTAATCGTGCAGCCAAGTTCACAGCGTCACCAATAACTGAATAGTCTAATCTTGCTTCACTACCCATGTTACCAACTATACATGTTCCAGTATTAACACCTGAACCTATGTTAATATCTGGTAAACCTTTTTCTTTAAACTCTGCTTTAATCTTATCTGTTTCTTCAGCACATTCTATACTTGTCTTTACTGCCATTTCTGCATGGTTAGGACAATCAAGTGGTGCATTCCAAAATGCCATGATACAATCTCCCATGTACTTATCAATTGTACCACCATTCTTTAATACTATATTACTCATTCTGTTTAGATAGTCATTGATTACATTTACAAGACCCTCTGGGTCATCATTGTTTTTATAGTATTCACTTATAGGTGTAAACCCTACAATATCCATGAATAGAAAAGACATCTCCTTTCTGTCGCCGCCTAGTTTTAACTTCTCTGGATGCTTTACTAATATTGCCACTTGCCTTGGGTCTAGGTATTTCTCAAATTGTTTTCTTATGCGTTGCTTTAATCTAAACTCTAGTATAAATCTTAGGAATGTGCTATGAAATGCTACTAGTAGAGCAGTCAGCAAAATCCAAGTAATATCTAGTAAAATCAGGCTGCTACTGTAGAGCATGGTGAAATAATTACCCACGCCAATGAATAAACCTATCAATGCCAGAGCAATTATCCAGTATGGTGCAAATCTACATACTAATACTATAACACATCCTAGGAAAAATGCAACAGCTAATTCTATTAAACTATCATAGCGACTTATTGTCTCACCATCTAGTATAGTCTGTAGTGTATTGGCACTTATCACATAATCATATTGTTCGCCTAGTGGTGTTGCAATCACACCTCCTAGTCCTTCTGCCGTCATGGCAATAATTACTGTGGTACCTGCGGCTGATGAAAAGTCATCACTCGCTGCTGATATTGTTTTAAACTCTTTATTCCATCTTACCCATATTCTAGCGTTAGCGTCTGTATTGATTGTAGCATATGCCGGTACTCTCATTGCAACCACACCAAAATCATCTGCTTTAACTTGATAACTAGGATCGCCAACTGCAACTCGTATTGTTTCTATTGCCATGTTAGGGTAAACATTCTCACCAATCTTCATCAATAGTGGTACTCGTCTTACAACACCATCTATCTCTGGTGCTGTATTAATAACACCTACACCATTTGCACATTGACTTAAAAACAATTCAGGACCAACCATGCCCGGCCACTCATATAAAAAGTTTAGAGGGTCACCTATCTTTGCAACACCTCTTGGCACGGCGTTACTTGTATTCTTTTGTGTCGTACCTACTTGAGCAATAACTGTACCATAACCTAATGCATTACAAAACTCCTCATCACCACCTAATCTATCTTGTTCACTAAACAAAATAGGCATAACAATAATACCTGTTTGTGCGTTTCTTAAATCATAGATTATTTGTGCCAATACATCACGCTTCCACGGCCATTGACCGTATTTCTCAATCGCTTCTTCGTCTATAGTGATTATGGTAATGTCCTGTGAAGGTGTCTTCTCCTCATTCTGGAGTACATAGTCAAAACTCTTTAATCGCAACAACTCTTTAAACCATGGGTCTTGTAAACCTATGTAAGTCAAAAACATGACAGTAATAAATGCCGTTGCCCAATGGGTAACATACTTCATATTACTATTTAGTTACCTTGTGTTGTTGATAGGGTACAACCACTTGATGTACCACAAGTCATATTTACATTGTAGTCCTGGTCTGTAGAACCTTGTTGTACTAAATCAAAGTCTGTGGAATATCCATCTAATTCCACTCTAGCCGCATGGTCACCTGAACCTGTCTGTGAGATATCAACATCATGTGCATAAGAACCTGTGTCTAACTTTAAGTCTAAAAAGTGTTCGCCTGTACCTGATTGGTTTACATCTACTGCATTATTACTATTGTTGATATCTAAAAACAATGTCTTATCACCATTATCTAATTGTTGCATTGTAATGACATTTGAACCTGAATCCAAATCTAAATTCATATAATGCTCACTTGATGTTGTACCATTATTTCTTTGTTGTAAAGTTAGTGTATTTGTAGAACCATCAATGTCTAAAAATATTCTATGGTCGCCTGTATCTGTAGCATAATCTCCTTGTGATATATTAAGTGTATTTGTACTGCCTGTTATATCTAATGCAAGACCATTGTTGCCACTACTACCACTTGTCGTTACATTACCTTGGTCAATATTGATTGTGTTATTATCACCTGTGATTGCACTATTACTAGACCAATCTGTACCTACTATAAAATTATTCTCACCTTCTTGTTCTACATTTAAAGTATTACCGTCACCTGTAATAGTCATTTTAAGACCATTACCTGTTTGTGCTTTATCACTTGTTATTGTAGATGATTGACTTGTTGTTGCTGTTATATTTACTGTGGTTGATAATATACCTTCTTCTTCAAGTGTTTCTTCTAAAAAGGTATACAATCTTGTATTCCAAGTGGCACTATTATTATTACCACTATGATTAAATTGTGCTTGGTCAAGTGTAATAATTAATTTACCACCATTACTACCATAACCATATACTGCCCAGTTTTTCCATGTACTGAGGTTTGCTCCTGAATTATCTGCTAATGCCGTACCACCAGAGTCCATTCTAAAAACATTTCTTGTAACCCAATAAGTATTTGTACTTGAATATTGAGTACCATGAGGATGTGATAGATAGTTCGCTTCACCATTATATATTGTAATAGTACCTACACTTAATTTACTTTCTACAAGACTTTCAATGCTAAGTGTTCTATTGCCATCACGGTCACCATTACCTGCAATAATAACATTACCACCTGCACCTATATAAGTTTCATATGCCGTCTTACATGTACTGCCACAGTTATTATTACCTGCAACATTGATATGTAAATCTTTACCAGTAAAATCACTTAAACTTACTGACCCACTATTTGTACCTGTAACTGTAAACCCTAATGTTTCTAGTTCACCTTTAATCTTATTGTACATATTAGTATCAGTATAGTTTATATGTGCCGTCTCAGCAAATGCTGATGTGCAACAAAACAATACAAATAAGAAACTAATTAATTTGCTGTATCGTAATAGCATTGTCTTGCCCTCCTAACTGAAAATCATATTGTTCAAATTCACTTTGCACAATATTTAAAATATATCCATACTCTTTATCTAATCGTAGTTCTATATAACTACCACTAGCGTCTTCTCTTATCCATACCCACTCTGGGTCTTCATCTAATATTATGACACCAGTTTCAGGATTCTTACCTAGTAATATACCATCTGCTGATTTTTGTTTATCAAATTCTGACCTCATTGCTTTTGCTAACTCTTTGTTAATCTGTGCCAAGATATCAGCCAAAAAATTTTGTTCTAAAAAATCAATATCAAGTCCTGTTTTAAATTGACTTTCGTCCTCTGCCAAATAATCAACTTCTAAATCATCAAATTGTAAAAAATCAATATCTAAAGCGTCTGCAACTTCATTAAGTCCTTCTTCATTTTGCATACTTTCTATTTCAGCAGGTTTAGATACAATCATTAAGTTATTAATCATATCTTCATCTAAATTTAAAATTACAGGCGTCAATGGTCTACTTGCAACTGTATCAACTACTGTAGCTTGAAATGCCTGATTAAGTATAACTTGACCAGCGTCGCTTTCAACACTTATCTCACCTACAAAACAATTACCATTTGTATCGCAACTTGGTAACAATATAATTGTAGATGAACCTACTTCATCTATTGTCATAGTAAAATCTGTACCACGAACACCAATCGTTGCCGTTGGTGTTGTTATCTGTACATTTGTTGCTGAATTTTTTGCAATTTGTCCTGAGGCATATCTTACTGTGCCAAGACTTGCTTTCAATGATAGTTTACCGGTCTTACTGTTTGGGTCATAAACAAACTCATCTATGATAAGTTTTGAATGTTGGGTGATGTCAACTCTTGTATTGTCTATAAACTCTATCCCAACTTTACCATTACCTGTCTTTACAGTATCGTATGAAAATATATCTAATTCTTTTTCAATTACAATACCCTCATCACCGTCTTGTCTATCAATGACACCGTTACCCTCTAATTGAGTAACATTGCCAATATTAGCAAAACTACTTTTTGGGAGTAAAATCGTAAGGGTTAAGACTATGCACCCAATTATAAAATTTGTAAGCCGCATATGTAATCACTCCTGTATATAATAAAATTAAAATCCAATCCATATTAGTCTCTTTGTATAATATCAATATTGTGGTTGTCGCCACTTGTTGTTAAAGTAATCATGTTGTCATATATACCTGATTGTGTTATGTCAACATCAGCAATTGAACCTGTATGTGTGTGTATGTAGGTATGTCCTGCACTATCCCCATCTCCGTCTATGTCGACCAAGAAATTATTTGTATCACCATTTACTGATAAAGTAAAGATAACACTTGTACCATCTACTGTACCAGCAATAACATTACTATCACTACCAGAAGCACCTGCTATCGTAATATTAGCACCCGTAGCGTCTGCTGTTTCACCAACATCAATATCTAAATCATTTGAAGAACCTACCCAAATAATTGACGCTGTAACTGTGGCACATGAACTAACTGTTCCTCCGCTATCACAATTGAAATCTATATTGTTACTGTTACCAGTCGTACTAAAAACACCTGTGTAATTTGCACCATTAATATCAAATGTCAACACATTTGAATTACCAATTTGGTCAATGTTAAAGTTAGATGTAGCACCTGTTACTGTTGAAGCTGTGGTACTGTTACCTATTGTGTTGTTTTGTCCGTCTTGTAAAACATCTAAAGTTAATGTAGCACCGGATTGTGTTACATAAATATCATTCGCCATTACTGGCAATGTAAACATCATCAAAAACATAACTATTTTTGTTACATTTCTCATCTTACTCCTTCTACGCCTTTCATTTTCCAAAGGTCTTTGTTAACGCCTTCATAAACCATCTGTAATACTGCATACTCTATCGCTGTTCTTATCGCATAACTAACTGGTTCGTTTGTAGCTGCACCAGTTTCTAATTCTAACGCCTTTGTACTCATATCTAAAAATCTAAATACATCACCGCCCTTATTATAACTTGCGATTGTCTTTGTTGCATGGACTGTAAGTAATATTTCTCCAGTCTGAACAGCAACAACTCTTAATGAAACTGTTACTTGGTCTGTACGGTACATTTCACTCATGCCTATACCAAAATATCTTGCACCAACACCACCACTTACAACATTGCTATCATAACCTACTATGCCACCCTCTATTATGAGACCTGCAAATAACATAGGTTTCAATTGATTTTTTGCCTCACTCTCTCCATCATATAATTCTCTTGTTGACCTAATTAATTGTCTCTCTTTAATTAGGTTGTTTAAACCTTTTCTTTCTACTACTTTAAACCAATCACCTTCACTAACTGCTTTTAAAGCAGATATCACCCAAACATCAGGACCTTGTGTAACTGCCGTTGACAATTGAGAAAAGTTAGGGTTAGGTTTTCTTTGTCCTGTTTGGTCAGTAAATTCATAAACAGCAATTGTAATTACAGGTTGATTATCTAAATCAGGTATCTCTCTTAATAGTTCTATTGTTGTTGAACCTTCAATAAAAGGTTCTGCACCTTTTTTTATGTTTTGACTATTAGAGGCACAACCTGTCAATAGACACATCAAACCTAACACTTTTATAACTTCGTATATACCCATAATCTTCTAAAATTTAAAGTCACCTAGTGGCACGGACATTGTAGTAACATTGCCATTAGGGTCAGTAATTGTTAATGTAATAATTTCTGTAGAGGTATCTTTTACCCAAGCAATTTGTGAACCTTCTACTGTTGCTGTGCCACTTGTAGGACAAGTACCAGAACATTCAGTACCAAACATGTTATCAACTAACTGTTTGGACAAATTAGCATAGATACGACTTTCTACATTCTTAATAAACTTGTTAATTGTAGTATTGTTTTCTAATCGTGCCTGAGCAGCTGCCGCTGACTTAGCGTCATCTGTAACCTGCTTTTCTCTATTATAATTTAATTGTTCAATTGACAACACATGGCTTGAGTAACCAACACCACTAAATGCGGGATTGCCAAATTGATATACTAATTCGCTTGATGTACTAGGTAAACTCAAAGTACATAATATAAGACTGCCCCCTAGCACTTTTAAAAGTGCCTTGTTCATGCTTATATTTATAATAGGAGGTAGTCTAATATTGCAACGGTAGTAAAAGTTAATAGTATTACTGCGCCAACTATTATGCCGTTACTTTTCATCACCTTCAAGTAGTTTTTCTGCATTTCCAGACTTTTTTGTGCCGTCTCTTTGTTCATTTTCCCTCATTTCTAGTACGGTATTCAGTTTTGACCGTAATCTTATTAAGTCATTATCTAGCATTCTAATTCTATCAATTAATGCTATAGTAGTGATTTGTGCTTTGTCTAATTTTTCTATGATATTACCGGTGATATAATTGTAAATAAAATAGATGAAATACCCCATAGCAATTGCTGCTACTGTGGCAAAACCATACTGGTTTAATATCTCTACAATATCCATTAGTCTTTTCTGGCGTCTTCTTTACCATCTGCTCTGGATATTCTATCAAGGTCAGGTCGTAAGTTCAAAGCGCTACTTATTAATATATCAAGTTTTACCATATCGTGGTTCATAGTTTTAATTCTGTTGTCTAAAGCGGAGATTAACATAGTGATTGTTTGTACTTGACCTACAACACCGGATAGTATATACTTTAAAATAATGTATATGAATACCCCCATTACCATTGCAGCTGCAACTGGCAATCCAAAATCAACTAAAATTGTAAAAAATAAATCCATAGTAATGGACTATTTATAATGATAATTCGCTTATATCGCTGGCCTCAAACTCACCCTTAACCCATACATTAAATGCCAAAGAGTATCGTTCCTCGTCTGTTTTACTTTCTTCTACTGAATGATATAAATGTGATGGAAACAGTAATAAATCACCATCTTTTACATTAACTTTATATACTAATTTATTGATACCATTATCACCACTTAACTCAAAGTTAAACATTGTACCTAGTAGATTTGAGAAACCATCAGGTTTCCAAAACATTGGCATGCCACCATCTTGTGGTGCCTTGAGGTAGTATATGCCACTTATTAATGAATGACAATGAAAATGTTTATGTGAGAAATCACTTCGTATATGTCTATTGACCCAACTGTTTAATATAGGAAACTCATATATTCTTTTGATGAGTAAATGTTCAAAGACAAAGCAATCAATGTGTTCTTGTATAACTTTTTTTAAGTCTGTGTACTTATCTAATATTCTAGTATTCTTTGTATAGTAACCATTTCTATCAGGTAGTATTTCTCTATATTCTTCCTGTCTTATTTCGTCAAGTGTAGTTACAGGAATATTATTCTGATATACAGGTGTTGGAAATAAATCGTGTGCTATATAGTCTTTTATCATATCAATATATATTAAAAAAGGGGGACAAAGTCCCCCTTAATGTAAGTGTTTATAGCAGGAGAGATTAGTTTAATCGTTAACTAATTTGCTAAAGTAATTCATAGTATCGTCTTCGTCATCATTACTAGGGGGAGTATCAATTGGCGCTGACGCTACAGTTTCTTTTACTTGTTCACTTACCTCTTCAACAGCAGCACTTACAGGTGGGATATCAATTTGGTCTGCTGTTTCAGATTTTCCAGTACCATATACAGTTTTTTCAAATTTCGCTTTTAAATCATCATAAGATTTGAAATTACTTGGTGCTGAAAATTCTACTAATGGTTTCTGCATTTTCCAAATCGCTTCTATTTCTTCATCTGCCTCTTTCAATTTAGATGTAGTTTCAAATTCAGATTTGTCATAGTTCCAGTAACCATCAACTTTTCTAATTTTTAATTTGAAGTTAGCACCTTCCCAAAAGTCAAATGGGTTGATTGCCTTTTCATCTTCAAATTCAGGTTTCATTGCTTCAGTAAGTTTATCAAAAATTTTCTTACCAAATTTGTATAGAAACACCTTACCTTCATTTTCAGGATGCTTAGGGTCATTCACTACAAGAATATTTGTAAAGTAAGATAACTTTCTTTTTCTCTTACGAGCAATTTCTTTGTCGGCGTCTGAGCCTGTATTCCATAATTTAGTATTTTCTTCACTAACTGGATCTTTTTGACCTAGTGTAGTTAAAGAATTTTCAATGTACCAACCACCTGGTCCTTGAAAAGCATGTGACCATACTCTTGCCCAAGGCAGTTCTTCTCCTTCTACAGCAGGTAGAAATCTGATAACAGCATAACCATTACCTGATTTATCTAGTTCTGGTTTCCAGAACCTATCATCTGAGGAAGAATTTTGATTGTTTGTGGGGGTTTGTACTTTTTCTAACTCTTTAGTTAGTTTGTCGAAATTACCTCGACTTCGTTTTAGATTTGCGAATGACATATTTTATCTCCTTGTATTCGTTGTATTTGTATTCTTCTTTCTTGTACTATATAATCGTACACATCTATTTATAATAGAAAATAGGTGGGACTATGGAATTACCCACAAAAACTGAACCGGATTCCATTCCTAAATCAGTTTAACCTTCTCCCTCTTGGTATTTGAGATATTGCCCTTTGTGTTTTCCACAACTGACCTGGGTACCACCCCTGAGAAGTCAAGTTCGAGCCTCTGGTGAAACCCTCTTCCTTGCACTATTCAAAAAGAGTAATTAGTTCTTTTTGCTATTATTATTAACATTATAACACGAATTGTGCTAAATGTCAAGCCTTAAATTAAAGTTTTTTTCAAATTCTTCCATATGCATATATGCAATGTTTGGAAGACTATCCCATTGTGGCATTCTTTGAGAAATCTCACTATTTCCACTAGGATTAACCTTAATAAACTCTATATCCTTAAATCTTACCATAACACGCCCCATCTGGATTACCCAATTCTGTGGTGTTACTGCATTTTCCTTGCTTTCTAGGTAACCGTAAGAATTTTTATATAAGTTATTTATAAAATCTGTTGTACTATACATGTCCATGCCTAGTAGATAACACTTTTTAGGTTTCTCTACTTTACAAGAAACATACATGGCAGTAGCACCTGATGACCAGCCTGGGTCTTCTGGTCCTATAACATCACCTTCCCAAGCAGCACCATAATAATCTGCCATTATATCTTTTAACATTGTAATTTTATCTTTACCATATAACCAACTCACATAAACATTTTCAAAACCATCACCTTTCCATCTTGTACTGTCTCTATTTGTATCAACAGTAGATTGACCATGTATAACAAAACTTAAATAATGTCCTTCTGGATTATATCGCCACTCTCTTATCTCTGGATTTTTCATGTTACTTGTTTGTGCCTCTATCATCATGTCATAATGTTCAGCAGGCATAGTATCCCAACTTCTAAAGTAAACAGGATTTTCGTGTGCATAACCACTACGATATATTTCATGTTCTAACATAGGGTCAACTGCAATCAAACCATCTAGTTTATGTTCTCTATAAATGGCATTACAACCCCATACTTTACCAGAATACTTTAACATATCAACTGGTATGTTTTTTCTGCTTTCGCCATTACCTAATACAAATAAATTACTCATTTCAACTCCAATAAATCTGTGTTCTCATATGTACCAAATGTGCCTCTTGTAAAGAAATTAGCACCCAAAGCATATCGTACTGTATCACTTTCATTTGGTGTTGTTTTGTGTGCAACATAACCTGGAAAAATTACTACATCACCAGTTCGTACTTGTATTGACCATGACTTCGCATTGAAATTATTATATTTGGATAATTTCCAATTGAAATCAAAATGTGGAAACATATTATTTTTTTCTACTGATACTACCATGTCACCACTTTCACATTGAGGATAATAGACCATCGCTAAAATACTGTTTGGGTGTGTATGTGTATGATGAGCACTTTCTTTATCATTTCTTGTAAACCATGTTTGTGTTAGATAAAACTCATTCTCTATTTCTAGTGTATTCTTTACAAAGTGTTGTCCTGTCTGCAACATAAATCGTTGCACTCTTTCAAGTCCAGGTGTATCTAATACATTGTGATTATTACTTATTTGTGCTTTTCCTCTATATATACCATCGCCTAACC